CCCCTACACCAACCCCTACACCAATACCAGTACCAACCCCTACACCTACGCCAATACCAGTAATACCAACACCTACCCCTACTCCTACACCAATACCTGTAATACCTACTCCTACCCCTACACCTACACCAATACCTGTAATACCTACTCCTACCCCGACTCCTACACCTACTCCTACTCCTGTAATACCTACTCCTACCCCGACTCCTACTCCTACCCCTACACCTACGCCAATACCAGTAATACCAACACCTACTCCTACTCCTACTCCAATACCTGTAATACCAACACCCACTCCAACACCTACTCCTACTCCTACTCCTGTAATACCTACTCCAACACCTACGCCAGTAGTACCAACGCCAACACCAATACCAGTAATACCAACACCTACACCTACTCCTACTCCTGTAATACCTACTCCTATACCAACCCCTACTCCTACTCCTACCCCTACACCTACGCCAGTAGTACCAACGCCAACACCAATACCAGTAATACCAACACCTACACCTACTCCTACTCCTGTAATACCTACTCCAACACCGGTGCCACCTACTAATCCATGGCCACCTGTAATACCTACTCCTACCCCTACACCTACTCCTACCCCTACACCTACTCCTACCCCTACACCTACTCCTACACCAGTAATACCTACTCCAACTCCTGTAATACCTACTCCTACTCCTACTCCTACTCCTACACCAGTAATACCAACCCCTACTCCTACGCCTGTAATACCTACTCCTACACCAGTAATACCTACTCCTACACCAGTAATACCTACTCCTACACCAGTAATACCTACTCCTACACCTACTCCAGTAGTGACTCCTACACCTGTAATACCTACTCCTACACCAGTAATACCTACTCCTACGCCTGTAATACCTACTCCTACACCTGTAATACCTACTCCTACACCTACGCCTGTTGTGACTCCAACACCTACGCCTGTTGTGACTCCAACGCCTACGCCTACACCAACGCCGGTGCCACCTACTAGTCCTTGGCCGCCTTCACCAACACCTACACCCACACCTACTCCCGATGGAGATGTTGGAACAGGTGATGTTGGAACAGGTGATGTTGGAACAGGTGATGTTGGAACAGGTGATGTTGGAACAGGTGATGTTGGAACAGGTGATGTTGGAACCGGTGATGATGGAACAGGAACAGATGTTGGAACTGGAGATGGAACCGGAGATGGAACTGGTGACGGAGATGGAGATGGAACTGGAGATGGAACTGGAGATGGAACTGGTGACGGAGATGGAGATGGAACTGGAGATGGAACAGGCGATCCAGTCTACATTCCGCCAATCGAAGATTCAGACGACTATGAATATACTCCGGTCAGTTACACGCCTTTCAACATTCAATATCCAGCGTATGAGCCAAGAGATTTTATCGCGCCAGGCATTTCATATTCACCAGAAGTGCCAGAAGGATATACGGTTTATGATGATGTTTACGACCCTTTTGTGTATAACCCGCCAGTTGTAGAATCATACGCAAGCGAGTCCCCACTCTCTTATGACCCAATAGGATTAGAAGAAATTACCAAACCTAGAGGTTACAACCCCCTAGATATTACGGACATACAAGCAATTCTAAACAGCATAGGTAAGAACAATGGTTAAACAACAAGACATATTAGAAAGCAATGAAGCCGAAGTCGTACTCAACTCTGGGGTCTTCAAAAAATCCATTAAGCAACTGCATGAAGAGTATATTCAGATTTGGATCAGCTCCGATGCTGAAGATGAAAAACTTAGAGAGCAGATGCACATGGCCGTGAAATTACTTCCTGAGATCGAGAAACACCTGAGAATTATCATTGAAAAAGGCAAGATCACAAAAGCTAATCTTTCACGAATCCGAAAAATAGTTTAAAAATACATTTAATGTCTGTTAAAATTACTTAATCAATAGTTGTAAGGATATTACTATGACCAACAAGGCAAAGCCATTGGATTTACAAACAAACTTAGAACAAACCGCCCAGTCATTTGAGGCGTTCCTGGATTCAGAAAATGAACCCCCAGAAGAAGCTCAAATTGAGGCTGAAGGCGATGAGTCTGTAGAAGAAGTGGTCGTTGAAGAAGAAGCGGTTATCGAGGAAGAAATTGAATTAGAAGCCGAAGATAACACTGAAGAAGAATACGATGAAGAAATTGAAGCTGCGGATGAAACTCTTGAAGAAGAACAGGTAGAAGAAGAAGAACAAGAGGAACCCCGATACGCCATTAAAGTTGATGGCAATGAATTGGATGTTACCCTCGATGAACTGAAATCTGGATACTCTCGGCAGCAAGATTACACCAAGAAGACCCAAGCGATTGCTCAAGAACGTAAGACGATCCAGCAACAAAGGCAAAACTTGGTAAAAAGCGAAAACCTTTATAAGGAACTGCTACCAAAGCTAGAAGCCCAATTAAAACAGGGTCTAGCCGAGCAACCTGATTTTGAAAGGCTTTATGAGGAAGACCCCATACGGTATGTCAAAGTTAAAGAAGATTGGAACAAGCAACAAGAAATGCTGAAATCCACTCAGGCTGAAAAGCAAAGGCTTCAAAAAGAGGCCCAAGCAAAACAGGCTGAAAAATTACAAAAGTGGATTAACTATGGGGAAACCCAGATTCTAGAAGCTGTACCAACCTGGCGTGATAACGAAATTGCTGTCAAAGAAAAAATGGCAATCAGGGATTACGCAGTAAGTGAACTTGGATTTACGCCTGATGAGATTGACCAAGTATATGATTATCGTTTGTTATTGGGTTTAAGAGATGCCTACAGGTTTAACAAAACCAAAAAGGCTGTCAAAAGAAAACCCACCGAGAAGTCATCTGCTAAAAATAGAGTCGCAAAACCCGGATCGGTCACTCGTAAAAAAACCAGCACTCCATTAAAAAGGTCAAAGCAACGCCTAGCCAAATCTGGAAAAGTCCAAGATGCGGCGAAAGTATTTGAACAATTAATTTAACTTTTTATTTCTAGGAAACTAGAAGGAGAATTAGCATGGCTAAAGTAACTTCGGCGTTCGACACCTATACAGCAACTTCTGACAGAGAGGCATTGAGTGATTTGATTTACAACATATCACCAATTTCGACTCCAGTAATGTCTGCCATAGGCAAGAACAATGTAAAAAACGTCCAGTTTGACTGGCAGACTGAGGCATTGCCTACAGCGTCAGCAACGGGACAACTTGAGGGTTTTGAACTTTCAAGGTCTGCCTCTACTGCAACAGTAAGGGAAAGCAACGTATGTCAAATATCAAGCAGAGATGCAACCGTGACAGGCTCACAGCAAGCATCTGATCCCGCTGGGAAAAAATCGGAGCTAGCTCACCAATTAGCTATCTGCGCAAAAGCCCTAAAGCGTGATATGGAAAAAACCATTTGTGGTAACACTGCTAAAGCAACGGGTGACGCAACCACAGCAAGGCAAACAGGTGGCTTTGAAACTTGGATTGAAACCAATGTTTCTAGGGGCACTAACGGTGCTGGCGCTGGTAATGGTGCTGCCCCAACTGATGGCACACAAAGAGCGTTTACAGAAGACATCCTTAAAGATGTGCAACAACTTTGCTTTGAGAACGGCGGCGAACCCGATATGTTGGTCGTTGGCGCTCATGTCAAAGGCGTTGTGTCTGGTTTCACTGGGCGATCTTCTGCTAGGCAAATGATCGATGCAACAGCGATCGAAGCCAGCGTAAGCGTGTATTCTGGGGACTTTGGAGAACTGAAGGTTATGCCTTCTAACTTCAGCAGAAGCAGAACTGCACTATTCATCGACCCTGATTATGCAAAAGTTTCATATCTTAGAGATTTTGAAACTGTTGACATTTCAACAATCGGTGATGCTCAAACAAAAATGTTGGTTGTCGAGTATGGACTTGAGTGCTCTAACGAGAAAGCTCATGGTCTAGCTGCTGACTTATCTACATCGTAAGTGAGTAATTTAGAGGGGTGAGCAATCGCCCCTCTAATCTAGAATGGCAAAAGTAACCACATTAGAAGTAAAACCAAGCGGTCTTGTTAGTCAGTTTGCAACCGAGGGCGATAACTTTGTTTATCACACCAGGCAAGATGTCAAACCGATCATTGAGCACTGCAAGGTTTTAAGTGAGCAAACGCCAGGAAAAGAAATGCGCCACGTTGCAGAAATCCCAATGGTTGTTTATCAGAAAGCCATGAGAGAGGGATGGGTCAACGACAAAGCCAAACTAAAGCGTTGGTTGAATGATCCTGACAATAAGGCGTTTCGCACCTGGCAAGGAAAGATATGACGTACAGTGAATTAAAAACAGCCATTGCTGACTATCTGAATCGAAGTGATTTAACGAGCACGATTGATACTTTTATTGATCAATCAGAAGCGGAAATGAACCGCAAGTTAAGGCACAAGAAGATGATCAAGCGAGCAACGGCAACTTGTGACTCTCAGTACCTTGCTACTCCGACCGATTGGTTAGAGGCCATCAATGTTGAAATCACATCGGGTGATTTTAGCCCGTTGATGCAGATGAGCATTGAGAGCTTAGATGTTTATAGGAAGTCTATAAATAACAGATCGGGCCAGCCCGTTTATTTTGCCCTGGTTGATGACAGCATTGAAGTCTGTCCAAACCCTGATGGCGATTACACGTTGCAGCTCACCTATTATGCATCTATCCCGGCGTTGTCGGACAGCAACACAACAAATTGGGTATCAACGTATTACCCAGATTTATATTTAAACATGACATTGTTCCAAGGAAGCATGTATCTGATGGACGATGACAGGGCAAAAGGTTTTAAGTCTTTATCCGACCAAATCTTTGAAGAGATGCGGATGGAAGAACAGAAAGCCGCATTTGGTAAAGGTTCACTCATCCCAAGGCGAAGAACCTATGGGCGAACAAAAAAACAAGTTGTTTATTGGAGCAACAATTAA